GCGGACGGCTGTCCGCCTGTCTCCTTCCCAGTCCGACCGGATGTGTGCCCTCAGCACTGCAAACTGGTAACCTGTCACCAACAAATAGTGGAGCACCTGAATATAATAGTTATCCGGTATGCGGTCATCCCACTTGCCCCACTGTGCACTGTTCATGATGTTCGTGGTCTTGATCTCCAGGATGCCTTTTCTGCCTTCCTGGTCGGTCAGCTCGCCGTCAAGTGAAGCCTGCATGAATGGATATTCAACACTCCGCAGGATGCGGTTCTCGTGATACAGGACTTGATATTCCGGAAAGTCCAACGAAAACAGCCTGCGGATCAGCGGCTCTGCTTCCGTTCCATATTTCACATACGGCTTATCAGATATGTCCTTCGGCATCCGTCTCCCGGTCTTCTCATCAAATAATTCCACGTTGCTCTTGTATGGGTTCAATCCCAATATCGCAGCCGCATCCGAACCGCCGATCCCAAGCGTGCGGCTTTCCAGCCACGCCGCATGGTCAGCATTTTCAATGATTGTATAGCTCATACTTGAATTTTCAGCCTCTCTGCCCTATACTGTAGTTGTCTTTTTATTTGTGTCCCGGATCGCCCGCCAAAGCACCGGGACTTTTCACTACCTCGAGTGTCGCTTTCTCAACGATCACCGATTCTTTCGTCTCTTCATTTATTGCATGCACATAGATGCTATTATGGTGCCAGATCCGGTACTTGTCCGAATCAATCCCGGCCAGTTCCAGGATGGCTCTGGCTTCCTGGTCGCGTCCTTCATTTACCCAGATCATCTGCTTTCCCCCTCCAGACGGATACATACCTTTTCCAGTTCCGCTGCAAGCTTGTATTCCTTTTCGTATCTACTGCCTCCATGTGTTTCCTCTACTTGATTGACAAATTCCTGGAGGCTTCCAGAAAAGCAGCCACATCTTACCTCTACCGTATCATCCTTAGTCCTGTAAAATGTAACGTATCCATCCCGGCTCCCGATCGGTCCTTGTACAAAGAAATGCCTCGTATTGAAAACCTTTGCATCGCCGAAAACCTTTGCATCGCCGGAAACCTTTGCATCGCCGGAAACCCACGCATTGCCGGAAACCTTTGCATTGCCGAAAACTCTTGCATCGCCGGAAACTCTTGCATCGCCGTAAACCTTTGCATCGCCGGAAATCCACGCATTACCGAAATGTGAAAGATTTTCCTCTTTCTCGATGTATCCGCCGAACTCTCCAGTTTTAACAAACCCGAAATCACGCACTGCTCTGATCCGGTACAGTGTTTTTTCGGAAACTGTCAACGTTTCTTCTGTCAATTCATATTTTTTCATTCTGCTTTCTCCTTACTCTGCCCACAGCATGATGCGGATTACTACCGCACACCATACGGTAATGGCAGTTCCAACGATATCGCGTTCACAAATCGTGCTGTACTTTCCCAGCCACCAGAACGTGAACGCTGCGGTTGCTGTGGCTACGATCGGGGCGATCACACCAGCTCCTGTTGTTTCTTCTGTTACTTCTGTTGTTTCTGTTTCTCTTTTTTTCATTGCTTGTCCTTTCTTAAAATGCAATTCCTTCAATCTCCGCAAATCTCTTTGCATTGATAAAGTACACCCATCGGTTTTCCGACGTCCGGATACCATACCCCCACGGGAAAACTCCCTGTTGCAGTCCTTTTCGAACTGTATTATGGTTCATTCCGAGCATTTTTGCTGCTTCGTTAATATCTAACCTCGGAATGATTTTGTTTCTTATTTCCTTAGTCGGAAGTACAGAAAATTTATCGTTTTTATCCGAGAAATAATCCTCAGCCAGTCCAAGTGCCAATGCTATATCCACCTGCGTTTCTTCTGGTGGTACCTGTTTATCAGAAAGATACTGGCTAATTGAACCTTTGCTCTTTCCTGTCAGACCGGAAACTTGGATTTGGTTTAAATGTAATTTCTGCATGGCTTGTTTCAGCTTTTCACCGAATGTTTTCATGTTGCTCACCTCACTTTCCTATTCATTCATCGTCAGAATCACAATCCAGAACAGCAACAGGATTGCTAATGCTTTCCACATTTCCTCACCCCGCTTTCTGTTCTGCTTCGTCTGCGAACTTCTCTTTTTCCAGACGCTTCATTACTGCCATTCCTTCTGCGATACCAAGAATGTAATCTTTCTTTTCTTCCGGTACTGCCTCGATTGCTTCAGAAAGTCTTTTGATTCTCTCCTGCTTCGTCATTTAATCACCTACCTCTCTTGATTTTGGTTGCTTTATCTTGCAACTTGGTTTAATCTTATCACTTCTAAGTTCATTTGTCAATCATGTTTTTGCAACTCAGTTTAAATTTTTATTGACTTTCAGTTTAGGCTGTTGTATTATTGGAATAACAGAGGGAGGTGATTATACGAACGAACTAATATATCGTGTAAGAAAGGTTTTTAAAGAAGAAAACAAAACACAAACCGCTTTGGCAAAGGACTTAAATGTAACACCAGCTTACATTTGGAAACTTCTTAATAAAGACGATGCTCTTCCAAGCGATCGGTTGATAGATGACATATGCGAAAAGTACAAAATTCGCAAAGAATGGCTTACAGAAGGCAAGGGTGACATGAAAGCACCTATAGATAGAAATGACGAAATTGCTCGCTTAGGTGCTGATCTGTTTAAAAGCGAAAGCGGATCATTTAAAGAACGTCTGCTTTTTGCACTGGCTGCATTAGATGAAAGTGAGTGGCAAGTTCTTGAGGATATCGCAAATAAAATTACAAAAAAAGACTAGGCTTTCGCCTAGTCCAGAAGTCTCAGAATTATTTTCAATACAAGATCCAATTCTGACGGTTTCAACTTATCCAACAGACCTATAATTTTATTTTTTACCGTTTCCATCCTATGTACCTCCCAACGTTTGTGAACATCTGTTCGTTTCCATATTATCACACATACTTCTGTGATGCAATATTATTTCGAACATTTGTTTTTATCTGGCGAATTTTTCCATTCACCCTAACAAACGTTTCAGGAGGAAAAAAGTTGTGCGTTGTCCGGAATCCCGGACGCTTTTTGAAAATCACTTATATTCAGACTCATAAAGATCTGAAATTGTGGTTTTCAACCCTGCTGCCAACTGTTCCATAGTTGCCAGAGTTGGACTTACATGGTCGGTCACTATGTCGCCGATCGTAGACCGGGGAACGCCGGTCATAATTGCCGCCTGCCTGATCGACAGGTGGTGCTGTTCCAGGAATTGAGATAATAATATTTTCATGGTGTTATTATCTCCGGAAAAAGAAAAAAGTATTCAAAGGAGAGCAAGCCATGAAACTGACATCCGGTTTTAATTTTGAAAATTATGAAATTACAGATTATTTAGGATTTTGTTCAGGAGAATACGCTTTAAATACAAAGTTTCTTTCTGACTTTAATCTTTTATCTTCGTACTCTGAAAAACTTGAAGCGGCTCAAAAAAATGCTCTCGACCTTTTAATCAGCAACGCAAATCAAATGGGTGCCAATGCAATTATCGGACTCGATATCGATTATGCCACTGATGATCATGATATTATGGGCGTAATCGCAAACGGCACTGCTGTAACAATAAAGAGCACTTTGAAAGAACCTGCCGTTCCTGTAAAAATAAATGTTATCAATTATAACCCTGATTTGGAATTTAGGGTATCGTCCTTGACGATATTGCCAGATACTGAAAAATCTACAATTACTGCAACATTATTCGGAAAATCATCTGAAAATATTACTGGTCTTCTCGCTGATATCTTTCTTGTTGATATCTTCGATGAATTACACCCAGTACATTACACAGGTTTTTCACATTTTGATGTTGCACAAAACTTTGCTACTTCCATCAGTACACCTGTTCCTTGCAGTTTGGAACTTAATATACTTCCGTTGATTAAATGTGCAAAGGTAGTTATTAAAAAATACATATCCGACAACACAGTCATAACAGCTTCCGACAATAATAGTCTTCTGGATATCGAGCAAGAGGATATTCTTGAAAACAGCAATGACAATATTTTTTCTAACTACAAATTACAGTTAGAAGAATATATGGAGTCTGTATGCTGCATGAATTCTGCTACTGAAATATTAACTTATACAAAAAACCTATTCGAAGAAAATCACGATTTCATACAAGCTGATTTAGTACAATTAATTTCTTCTTGTGCAAGTCTTGAGCGTATGTATGGAAATTGTAAAAACGATTGCATTGAAAAAATCAAAACTTATTTTGATAGTATCTAAAAACAATTAAACAAAAAAATCCGCCCCAGTGTTACCAGCACCGAAGCGGATCAGTGAATCTATACAGGTCTGGAGACCGGTATGATCATCTCTAAGCAAGCTGATTATACCACAATCCTCCAGCACCTGTACAGGTGTATTTTTTATACCCATTTTACGAACAGGAGGATGATATTATGGCAACTGGTGTCAGAAAAAGAGGCTCAACTTGGTCTTACTATTTTGATACAGCAAAGATCAATGGAGAACGAAACAAAATCGAAAAGGGCGGCTTCCGGACGCAAAAAGAAGCATTAGATGCAAGAGCTGCTGCCATAGCTGAGTATAATAATTCAGGCAGAACTTTTTCTCCAAAAGAAATCAGTGTTTCTGATTATCTCGACTACTGGCTAGAAACTGTCATACATAAAAACGTAGATCATGGCTATAGCTATAACACTTACCGCGATTACGAATCAAAAATACGGCTGCATCTGAAACCTGCTTTTGGTATCTACCGTTTAAGCAGCTTTCAATATGCTCCGGACAAAGTGCAAGAATGGGCTGACAGTATGAAAGTAAAAGGATTTTCAAAGAGCATGATCCAGAACACACTGACCTGCCTTCAAGGTGCTATGAACTATGCAATATTGCCATTGAAATACATCCAGGCAAATCCCTGTGTTGCTGTAAAAATCGGTAAGATGCCTATGGACATGACCGCAAAAGCACATACGGAATATATCTGTTCTGCCGAAGAATTTAACCAGATCCTGAAACGCTTCCCGGCAGATAACTGTTTTCATCTGTCGCTGGTTGTTCCATATAATACCGGAACCAGGATCGGGGAAACATTTGCTATTGATTTAAGCCAGGATGTAGATTTTGAAAAGCACGAATTGAGAATACATGGACAGATGCAGAAGGTTGAAAAGACCTGGTATATAAAGCCGCCAAAGTACGACTCTTACCGTACTATAAAAATGGGTGAAACTTTGGAAAAAGAATTAAAATTCGCCATTCAGCAAAGACGGATAAACAAACTGAAATACGGAGGGGCTTACTCAAAAACATACCTGCTGCCGGATCGCTCAATTGCTCAGATCCGTGCCGACATAGATGTACCTTATAAAGAAATATTGCCCTTGTGTGTCAAAGAAAACGGTGCCTTGCTGACTCCGGATTCTTTCAAGTACTGTGCAAGAATTATCCACTATGAATTGAATAATCCGCTGTTTCATGCACACTGCCTGCGGCATACACACGGCACGATCCTGGCAGAGAATGGAGTAAACCCCAAAACAGTCATGGAACGATTAGGACACAAAGATATCACAACAACATTGCAAACCTATACATTCAATACCGATGCTATGCAGCAGACGGCGGTCGATGTTTTTGAAAATGCAATACAAACACAATAAAAAAAGGCGGTTGAACATCCCTGTTAAGTTCAGAGTGTTCAACCGTTTTTCCGTTCAACTACAATATTTATTTTTTTAGGGTGGCAAATGGGTGGCAAAACGACTGAACTTTGCACCTAAAATCCTGCAAATCCCCTTATTCCCTCACAAGTTTTACTGCACTT